TGGTATTGTTAGATAAAAATTTAGCTATTGAATATTGCGGATTGTATTGGCACTCAGAACTTTCAAGTGGCAAAAAATGGTCGTATCACGAACAAAAAATGAAGATAGCCAACGCTGCCGGACTTAGATTGATTACTATTTTTTCAGATGAATGGAATAACAAGCAAGATATTGTCAAAGCAAAATTACTGTCTATTATAGGTTCTTCGACTGAGTCGGTGGGAGCAAGGAAATGCAAAGTGAAAAGTATTGATCGGGATACTGCTTTCGCCTTTCATCAAATCAATCATATTCAAGGATCACCAAAAAGACTAAAAGATAATATAGGTCTATTTTTTAACAATGAGTTGATCTCCGTGGGTAGTTTCAATATCGTTGGAGAGGATCACGTTCTATCAAGATTTTCAAGTTCAAAAAGAGTCATTGGCGGTTGCGGCAAAATAACAGCATACTATGTTGAGAAAACAAACGCTCAATCAATAGTTAGTTTCGCTGATCTTCGTTGGAGTGAGGGAGGGATGTATCAGTCCTTGGGATACTCCGAGGAATCAAGAGTTCCCCCTATGCAAACATACGTCCCAAAAGGTTATTCCAGCCGAGTAGATAAACGAGCATTCACTCGTGATAAAATAAATCCAGATAACTTAGACAAAACAGAATGGCAGATTATGCAAGAATTGGGTTATGACAGAATATGGGACTGCGGAAAAATAAAGTACAGGCTGGACACAAAAATTCAAGAAAAAGCCCAATCATCTATTGACTTACCAAAGTAATAGTGTACAATGTACGCATCAATTAATAATACTGTTTCTCTTGATGTAAGTACAATAAAAAGGGGAGCCAAAGCTCCCCAAATACATGACAGAAATATCCGTCCAGTAACTTGATTGGTTTTCGTATTAGGAAAAACTCAAGTTCTGAACTGCAATTTCCCCGACATAGTCGGCTGCGTTACCAAACGATGAAGCAGTGTTAGTGAGTTCGACAAATCCATATCTGGTCATGAAAGAAACTACTGGCTCAAAAGTGCTAGGGTCCAGTACGACACCGCTTGACATTAGCGGAATGTATGGGCAGTAGAACGCTGGAGCGTCTGCTTCGCTTGTACCTTTATAGCCAACAAGGACTGGTTGGGTATCAGGAGCATAGCTATTCACGAATACACGCATTGCGCCATTTAGGGTACCGACAAACTTGGTGTTGGTGGGTGCTTCAAATGTGCCTTCAGTTGTACGAGCGAACGCTGAAGTAGTAGCAGACTGAAGTACAGTCAAGCTGGCGCTGGATACAACGGCCCAGTTACCAGCACCACGACGGGTGCGTTGAGCGATCAGGTTGGCTACACGATTGATTAGAACAGCTAGAGCAGCGTGTTCGTCACCAACGAAGGTAGCGGTACCGGATACGGTAGCTTGGTTGTAAGTGTATTCAGTGGCAGCAAGGCTAGACAGTGACAGGAGGATTTCCTGATCAATTTCAGCCGTGATTTCTTGAGCTAGAGCAGCCATAATTTCTGCTTCAACATCAATACCATGCATAGCTTGTGCGTCTTGTGCTGCTTCAAAAGTCCAACGTGCTTGGAGCTTACGAGTCTTGGCTTCAACGGCTTGCTTCAAGATTTGAACAGAAATCTGCTTACCACCCGTGCCTTCCATGTTAGCAGTGTTGTTACCAGTGTAACCAGTAGCCACGGCTTGACCTTCTGGAACAGTAGAATATGCTGTTGCGATGGTAAAGGGGCTTAGTGCTTCTTGACCGGCTGTTACGGAGGTAGCAGCTAGAGAGTTATCCTGTAGAGATTGGGCATAACGAACACGTAGAGTGTGGATTTGACCAACTGGACCAGTCATAGGTTGAACACCAACAAGTTCGTTAGCGATAACGGTTGGCATTACACGACGAATGACAGGTAGGATAACACGGTTTAGAGTGGCAATGTTGCCAGCCGTGGTGGAACCAGGGGAAGCATTTTCTTTCAGATACTTCTTGGTGTTTTCCAGAATTACATTCATGGAATTACGCTTATTGCCAGCTAGACCTTCGAGGAGTGCCTCTTTAGTCTCAGACCAGCGACTTTCTAATAGTTGTGACATCTATGTCTCCTTTTTTAAACTTAGATTTTACAGTCCTGCTAACCGTTTTAGCTCTACGACATTATCCACTGATGTGTCTTCTTCTATTACGGATTCACGGACTGTTTTATCGCCAGTTGCTACTGAGACTGATTCAGTGAGGGTCCGGTTGGACTTTCTTGAACGGTCTTCAAGTACAGCTGGTAGATACTTTTCAAATGCGTTTTTCAACCGAGGGGTTTGAACGCTTTCAAGCAAGTTACTCATGACTTCACGCTTCTCTCTGTTGAGAGGAGCTAACAATTCTTGGAGAGTTTGCTCTCGTAGATTTGTTTCTTTAACCATACGTAACTCACGTTCTTTGTTTTCAACGAGAACACGTGCTTCTCGGTTGACTTTTTTGGCTTCGTCTAATTGATATTCTTTGGCTACAATGATATCATGTAGCTTGCGAATCTCTGCATTTTCGCTTAGGTATGTTGCTCCAAATTCGGCAGCATAGGCTTCAAAAATACGACGACCAAAATTATTTTCACGAGCCACCTTGATGTCTTCGTGCAATTGATTGATTTCTGCTTTCAGATGTTTGCTAACTGAATGGCTCAGTCTTTGAGAACTTTCTTTAACGAATTTTCTCTTTAGACCTTCTAGTTGTGAACGTGCTTCGCGAACCAATTTTACTTTGGTTTCAACCACTGATCTTTTATCTTGTGCGAATTCATTGATTTCACGAGATAAGGCTTTTACAACAAAACTCTCAAGTTTGGCCAGGCCATTTTGGTGTGAGGTTCTGTCTCTGCGCAGTTCTCCGATTTCTTCTGCCAATTTAGATACCAAGAATTTATTATATTTTTTGGCATCTTCTTTGATCTTGGCTTGGAATTTAACACGGTCTTCAACTAGGGCTTGTCTTTCTTCTTTAATCAATTTGATTTCATTGACAAGACTTTCAGTTACCATTTTATCCATCGCTTCAACCATAACAGATTGATCATGAGCATAGCGTTGTGCCATTTCTTCACGAATTTCTGCTTTGGCAGCTTCTTTTGCTTCTGCGAGTTTGCTTTCCCATGCCTCATTGATGGCTTGTTGAGCATCTTCGTTAATCAAATAGCTGCTTAGTAACGGTTTTAGGCTATCCATAGTATTCCCCTTTTTGTTTACTAATTCAAATTTTGAATTAGTGATTTTAGTATGCGTCTATGACATACTAAATCTGTTTAATTAGTGAGAAATTCTCACTTACGGTTATCAATTGATTTTTAGGTCTTTGATAAATTTAATCAATTCGTTTGTTACGAATTTTTGTGCTTGGACTGACTTCGCCGGATCACCGTACATATTCAGTAGTTTTTGACCACCACGATGATTCATTAGTCCTTCATATATTGCTTTTGGATAAGCGTTGGGAGCACTTGGTTGTGCCACGATATCTACTGTCACAATTTCAAAGTCACTGACTCTGCCATTCATGTCATCTACGTTACCACTACCACGACTACTCACGCCCAATTTAACACCGGCCCCAAGCATAGCACCGATAGTATTACCCATAGGAGTTGGTATAATTTTCAGTGTGCCAATGCCATTAGGCCCATCAATATACATATCTGTGATGACGTGACTGACTCTATCAAGATTGATTTTCAAATCATCAGGATGGTCCGCTTCGCCGAGCACCGTAATATCTCTTTTGATTTGTTCCATCAACGTACCAACGGCACGACGAATTTCATCTCTTGGATATACTCGCTCATTAGCGTTCTTTACATCACCCTCAATAAAGATACCTTTCATTGTCCAAGTTTTACCAGTAGGCGAATCTACTGATTCAACCACGGCATTGCTTCTCGTTGGAGCGATATATTCTTGGAGGAGTGTTTTGGACATCGTTATACCTACATTTATTCATTGAATTCCGCTACATAATGTAGCGGAATATCTATTGCCGAATGATATCGGGTTAATCTTTAGGGAACGGAGTCCTTGAGTTAACACCACTGGCTTGACTTGTGACAGGCTTAGGTGCTGCGCTCAGTTTAGAATTGCCCTTAGATGGAACATTCTTGAACTTACCGGCATCCGGTAGATTACCCACCTTCGGATTAGAGCGACCATGAGCAGTATCACCAACCATCTTTACTGGCTTAGTGACTGCACCAACCGCACCACTATTGTTAGCATTGATACTCTTTTTGTTAGTACCTTCTGGCTCGGTTGTTACAGGCTTTGGTGCTGCTTGAAGCTTGACGTTTTCATCAAAACGATCATGCTTTTCGTCCCACTCAATGTCCTTAGCTACTTTACGACCGGCACGTTCTGCCTTGCTATCTTCTTTGCCACGACGTTTGCCACGAATGCCATCTTTCTTGCGCTCGTCCCATTCAATGTCTTTGGTTACTTTACGACCAGCTTTTTCGGCACGATTATCACGCTTGTTGGTAGATTCACGCTCAGAGATAAATTCTTCTGTATCATCAACTTCAAGTTCATCACCACCATCAACATCAAAATCCATTTCTTCAGAATCAGATTCATAATCACTATCATAGTCATCATCACCAAAATCATCATCATCTTCGGAATCAAAATCAATTTCGGATTCAGAATCAGACATTAAGGCTTCAAATTCTGCCATTAGTGCATCAAGTTTATCTTCAAGATCAACAACCTTATCGGAAGCTACCTTATAGTCACCAACGGTATCTTCAATGCTATCAACACTGATTTCGTCATCGTATTCATCGTCGAAATCTGAATCAAAATCTACAGAGATTTCTTCATCACCAAAGTCGGAATCAAAATCAAGTTCTTCCTCATCAGAAAAATCTTCTTCTTCTTCGCCAAGATTTTCCTCATCGGTCTCAACATCTTGCATAAATGAATCAGAAGCATCGCCACCAAAAGATTCGCATTCTTCCTCATCCATCATATCTTCATAAATTGTCCGAGATGCCTCGATCACGATCTGATGGAACAACTCCTGTGCTTTAGCGGGCTGATCATTGATCACATACTCAATTAATTTTTCATACTTGTTCATTTGCTATTCTCCTAAATGTAGCTCGTTGTTGTATTTACACGCAATAATAAAAAACTACGATAAAACGTAGTTTTTTAATAGTTTTTCAAGATTTTAATCGCTTAAAAAGCACCGCCAACCATCGGTTGCTCAGTTGCGCCATATTGCTTCTGAACATTTTCTATTTTTTCATGATACTCCGCTGTCCGAATATCATTTAGTTGTCGCAACTTAGATATTTGCCTTAGCGTCAATCTTGTTTGACGAGTACTAGAAAGACGAGTCTGGCTATTATCATCGCTAATATCCTGATACGCCTGATCAGTTGATTCCCACATTTCATTTAGTAACATTTTTAATCTCCTTAAACTACCGGACCAGGTGCCGGTGGTGGCGCTCCTGCCATTGCGGTTGTTTCTCCACCCCCTGCCATTTCCATTGATTC